GGTCATGCCCGGGGCGATCGAGACCACCCGGGCCGACCGCGTCCATTGGCAGTACGACTACGCGATCATCGTGTTCGTCGGCCGCCACGCCCCGACCGAGGCCCTAGCCGACGACACGCTGGCCTTGGCGGAGGAAATGGTGGACGCGATCCGCCAGCACGACTGGGACGAGGCGGTCACCTGGCCGAGCGGCGTGACGAGCCCGATGGAAGTCGAGGTCTCGCTGAACCCCGACGAGGGGCTCCAGGAGCGCAACGTTTGGCGGGCCGTGATCACGGCCACCTATCGCGTCCACCGGACGTAGGAGGCAGCCATGCGAACGACGGTCAAGGTGCGGGCCAAGATCAACACGGCCCACGTCAAGAAACGCTACCAGGCTGGGCGAAACAAGAGCCTAGACCGGATCGGCTCGTTCACGATGCAGTCGGCTAAAAAGCAGTTTTTGAACAAGCAGCCCAAGAAAAAGCCGGAGTGGCGACGGGTCGGCGAACAAAACGGAATTCCAGTGCTCGAGGTCGTTTTTCGGCCACCGACCGCCGGCCGGGTCACTAGTTGGAAGACCGGCCGGGGCCGGGCTGCCAATGGGTTTTTGCGGGGCAGTGTTCGATACGAGCGCGACGACCGAAAAGGGTCGGTTGTGATCGGCCCGGCTGAGCGCACGGTGTGGCTCAACAGGATTCAGGAGTTCGGCGGTAGCCGGACAGTCGCCTACCGCTACTTGTCGCGGTCGCCGGTCGAGAAACTTAAGGGCGGCCACGCGATCCCGCAGGGCATGGGACGCGGCAGCCGGCGGGGCGGCCGTGACGCCAAGGGCAGGTTCCTAAAGGGAACCGGCGGCGAGGCCTACGTCGTCATGAGGAGAGACACCCAGACCGGCAAGCGGACCAAGGCCGGCGTGTTCAAGACGGAGAGAGGCAAGGTCAAGCCGGGCCGCTACATGGCCAAGGGCCTCGACAAGGTCCGACCCAAGATTCCCAAGACCTTCCAAAACTTTGTCTCCGGCCCGTGACGCCAGACCCCCTGCGGGCCTGCCCCCGGGCGGGGCTACCGTGAGCGAACAACCGCCCACGGGAGCACTGAACCACTATGTCAGTCACGCTCGGCAAAGACGTAACGATCACGGGCATCAGCAACGCCCGCACCGTCACCGTCAACAACTCCGCCGCGGAGGTTGACGTCACGAAGCTGGGTGACGCCAGCCGCAAGTTTCGGAAGGCCATGATCGAGCAGACGGTCGAGGTTGAGTGCGTCGACGCCCCCGGCGTGGACGTGGGCGACACGTTCACGCTCGGCGGGCCGTCCACCGGCAACGTCGTGTACGTCGTGACGAACGTGGCCGAGGCCGACCCGATCGACGGAATCAAGACGTTCACCGTCTCGGCCAGCCGCAATCATTCGCAGTCCTAATCAGGGAGACCCGCACGCATGGCCATTACGCTTGGCAAGGACGGTTCCGCCCCTCCGTTCGGCAGCCAAATCATTTCGGCGACCTACACCGAAGAGGTGGAGATCGTCGACGTCACCAACCGCACCAACGCGGGCGGCACCTCCGGCAACCCCGGCTTTCGGGCTTACAAGTCTGGCCTGACCAGCAAGTTGTGGGAGATCGAGTGCCACAGCCCCACGGGCCTGATCACGGCGCTCAACACCAACACGCCCACCTCGAGCTTCCTCGTCATGGGCGTCACCGAGAACATCTCGATCGACGGAGCGGTGACCTACACCGTCACCGCACGGGAGGGCTGATCCCGTGCCGATCGTTCTGGGCAAGGATGGCACCGTCACGGTCGGCACGGCCGTAGTCGGCGTCCGCAACGTGACGTTTTCCAGCGCCGCCCGCACGATCGACATCGAGGAATACGGCAGCCGGTTTGTGTCGGTCTACCAGACCGGCCGGGACGGTTCGCTGTCGATGGAGGTCAACGACACGACGTCGGTGGCCGCCATAGCCACTGCGCTGAACAACGGGACGGAGGTCACAGTGTCGGGTGGCAACGCCGGTTGGTCGTTCCCGGCCGTGATCACGTCGCTGAGTGAAACGGCCGCCGTGGACGGCGTGGTGACGTTTCAGGTCGAAGCCAAGATGACCAAGGGAGGCCTGCGGTGAAAGAGTTCAGGGACGACCAGGGCCGGCCGTGGATGGTGGCGTTGACCGTCGCCGCCGCCGATCGCGTCCGCGGCTTGGTCACGCTCGACGTGACCGAGGACGTCGACCAGCCGGACGGCAGTGTCAAACGGCAGACCCGCCAAGTGCCGTTCGACCTGATCGACGCCGGCACCATCGCCAAGACGCTGGAAGTGTTGCGAAACAACTACGGAAAGATCGGCGAAATCCTCTACGCGATCTGCCGGCAGCAGGCCGACGAAAAGAAACTGACCCGCGACCAGTTCCTGGACGGCCTCCGCGGCGATTCGCTCGAGGCGGCCCAGCTCGCCCTGGAGTCGGAGCTAGTCGATTTTTTCCCGCCGGGCCTCCGCAAGATGGTCGCGCTCATGGTCGCCAGAATCCGCGAAATGGCCGACCAGGTGATGAGCCAAGCGGAGGCCGAGCTGGCAGGAACGACGGCGGCGGAGCTGCTCGCACGATCTGGGACACGATCTGGGAGTGTGCCGGAATCCTTGGAATCCACCCCGGCGAGTGGACCTTCCGAAACCTCCTTACAGCCCGAAACGCTCGACTCGAAATGGACTGGTGGCACACCGCCAACCTCCTCGCCCAAACCGCCAACCTCCACCGGGCGAAACACGCGCCGTCCGTCGACCCAGCCCGCCTAAACCCGTTTGCCAAGAAGAAGGCCGCCCGCCAGGCCACGCCCGAAGAGATTCAGAAACTACTAGGCCCTGACTGGCATGAGGTCAAAACGTCATGAGCCGAGTTAGAGGCGGGCAGGTATTTGTCGAGATTGGGGCCGATCCCCGCCGGCTGTTCAAGTCGCTTCAGGACTTGAACAAGCACATCGGCAAGATCGGCTCGCAGTTGCAGGGGCTAGGCACGCGAATGACGGGGTTCGGTGCGGCGCTCACCGCCCCGCTGGCGCTGGCGACCCGGCAGTTCGCCCAGTTCGATGACGCGATCCGTCTGACCGCAGCTGTCAGCGGTGCGGCCGGATCAGACCTGCAAAAGCTGAACGACCGAGCCCGGGAGTTGGGCGCGACTACCTCGTTTACCGCGGTTCAGGTCGCCACATTGATGGGCGAGCTGGGACGCGCGGGTTTTAAGCCGGACGAGATCAACGCCATGACCGGCGCGGTCTTGAACCTCGCCCGGGCAACCGGCACCGACGCAGTTCTGTCTGCAGGCATCATGGCGGCCACGCTCAGGCAGTTCGGCCTTGGCGCTGCAGATGCGACCCGCGCCGCTGACGTGCTGACCCAAACTGCCAACGCAACTTTTAATAGCGTGGAAAGCCTTGGCGAGGCCTTGAAGTACGCTGGCCCCGTCGCATCTAGCCTAGGGATGTCGCTTGAGGACACCGCTGCCATCTTGGGTGTTCTTGGCAATGTCGGAATCCAGGGCAGCGAGGCTGGCACCGCCTTGAGGCGTCTGGCGGTGATCTCGGCAGGGGCAGGCGAAAAACTGCAAGAGATTTTCGGAATCACTAACACCGACGCCGCCGGTAACCTGAAGCCGCTGGTCGACATTCTGGACGAGATCAACACCGCTACGGCCAGTATGGGCGTGGCCGAGCGCACAGCCAAGATGGCCGACGCTTTCGGCCTGTTGGGGATCACGTCGGCCAACGTGCTGTCGCAGACTGCCGGGGGCGTCCGCGGGCTGGCCGATCAGCTTCAGAACGCTGAAGGCACCGCGGCCCGCACGGCCAAGGAAATGGACGCCGGCCTCGGCGGGGCCATGCGGATTACCCTGTCCGCGATCGAGGGCACGGCCTTGGCGATCGGTGACGCGCTGGCCCCGTCGCTCCAGTTCCTGGTCGAAGGCATCGGCCACGCCGCGAGTACGCTGACCACGTTCATCAAAAACAATCAGGAGATGGTGGTCGGGTTGGCACAGGGGATCGCCACGTTTGCCGGGATCTCGGCCGCCATCCTTGGCATGGGCGTGGCCCTGTCGGCGGTGGCTGCGGCCTTCGGCCTCGTCCTGTCGCCGATCGGCCTGATCGTGGCCGGTGTCGTGGGCCTAGTCGCTGCCGTGAATCAGGCGACCGGCGTATTGGGCCAGCTGGCCGGGATTGCCTCCACCACGTTCGCCGGGATCTACGACGCCCTTGCGGCCGGCGATCTTGGCCTGGCCATGGAGATCATGTGGGCCGGCGTTCAGGCGGCGTTGATCCGCGGCGTGAATGCCACCATGGCCACGTTGGACTCGTGGGTGGCGTTCCTCCAAAACACGTTTACCTACGCCGGAGCCGACCTGTACGCGGTCTGGGAATCGCTGTGGAGCGGCATTGCCCAGCTACTAAATACAAACAAGGCCATCGTCCTAGGCGTGGTCGACAACATCGTCAACGGTGTCATGGCGTCTTTCGACGCCATGGTGGCTGCGGTCAAAAAGTCTTGGAACTGGGTGCAATCATTCATCGTCAAGGGCTACGACCTGGCGGAAGAAAACAGGAAGGTCGACAGCGAGATGACGGCGCGGGCCGCCGAGCGGTCAGCGTCACGGCCAGGGATACAGGGCCGAATGGCAGCAGCGGCCGAAGAAAACGCGGCAACTGCCGCAGACACGCAAGCCCGCATTGACGCCGGCCGGGCAAACGCCGACGCGATCGCCGCCGGCCGCCTCGACGAGAACGCCCGCCGAGCCGCAGCCCGTGACGCCGACGCGGTGGCCCTCGAAGGTCGCGTGGGCGAACTGCGGGAGACGGCAGCCGACCGCCGGGCCGTGGCCGGCCAAGTTGGCGAACTCGACCGGTCGCTCGGCAGCGTCACCGGCATGGATGAACTACAAGCCCTGGCCAGCACCTTCCGCGAACTGCGGGACAGCGGCAAGCTGTCGGCCGAGCAGCTCGAGCGGTTGGAAGGTTCGCTGGATGCGGCCTCGGAGCGGGTCATGGATGCGGGCCTGTCGGGCAGCAACGACGCCCGCGAGGCTGCTGCAGCCGGGGCCGCCGCGGCCCAGGCGACCGCCACGACGTCCGCGGCTGAGGTGGTCGGCACGTTCAGCGGTGCCGCGTTGGGCCAGCTGGGGTTCGGCAGCAACCTAGCCCAGAAGCAACTCGACACGATGAAACAGATCGAACAGAACACCCGCGACCCTATGGCCGGCCTCGTCGCCGACTGACACCATGCCTATTTTTCGCTGGGTCGAAGACAACTCGAGTCGTAGCGCCACGATCCACCGGCTGGGCAAGAAGGCGCAGAGCACCTACCGCCGCAGTTGGAAAATCTTTGGAACCAGCGACGACGTCGCGCTTCACGCCGACATCAACGACACGCTGTATCGGTTTGCGCTCTTCTGGCAGTATCCGGGGCAACCGCAGAATCAGCTTCACCTTGAGTCGTACAGCGTCGAGTATCTCGGCGACAATGCCTGGCAACTGCAGGCCGTCTATATCTCGGACGGTGGCGAGGATGACCAGCAAAGAGATCCGCTCAAGCGGCTGCGGTCGTTTGACACCGGTGGCGCCACGCAGCACATCACCCAGGCCATTGGGTCGGACGATTTCCCGGACGGGGAACAGCGGTTCCACTCAGGGGCACCGGCTGCCCCGAATATGCAGGGCGCGATCGGAGTCGATGGAGACTCTGTGCAAGGGGTGGACATCGTTGTCCCCCAGTTGACGTGGACCGAGACCTATGACGTGCCGGCCCAGTACGTCAGCACCGACTACGTCAAGACGACGTCGCGCATGACGGGGACGGTGAACGACGACGATTTTCGCGGCTTTGAGGCTGGCGAGGTGCTGTTTTTGGGGGCCAGTGGTTCGCAACAGTGGGACGAGGAAAAGGGCGACGGTCCCTGGAGCCTGTCCTATAAGTTCGTCGCACACCCCAACTATGGTGCCGGCAAAACGCTGCCGGCTCTGACCATCGGGAACATCGAGGACATCGAAAAGGATGGCCACGACTACCTCTGGGTCCGTTACGAGGACGCGGTGTCTGGCAGCACGCTACTGAAGCGGCCCAAGTTCGTGTACGTCAACAAGGTCTACCGCCGAGCAGATTTCAAAGACTTGGGAATCGGAGTTGAGTGATGAGCCGATCAACTGGCAGGGTTCGGCCAGGTCAGAACATCACCACCGCCTTTTCTGCGCGCGCGTGGAACAGAGCGCAGGACGCCGCCGACATCGTGCTGGGCGATCGCGGCCAGGTGCAGGTAGGCCAGGATTCGCCGCTGGCAAGAGCGCCCAACATCGTTCTGGTCCGCAATGATTCGGATCTGCCGGTGCCGGTCGGTGGCTGCCTGCGGCTGTCTGGCTATGTCGTGATTCCAGGCGAAGGCCGCATCGACAACGAAGACCCCGACGAGGAGGACTATCGGGCGCGGGAGTTCATTCGGCAGCCCGTCCTGACCGGGGACGTCGTCGAATCGCTGACCGATGCGATCGCGGTGGCCCTCGAGCCCGTGGCGGTCAACGCCGTCGGACGGTTTGCGGCTGGGGGCGTGTTCCCCTGCAAGGTGCGCGTGCTCAACAACTCCCACCGGTATGCCACGGGGCGTATCGATGACGTGACGCAGCTCGTGTCTGCCTCCTGCGGGCCGGTACGGTTGTTGCAGACCACTGGAGCGGTCGGGACTGAGGAAGACGAACAGGAGCCCAATACACGCTGGTCGCTGGGGCAGATGTGATGGGTTCGTCGTGCGACTGCTGCGGCTGCCAGCGCCGCGACAACTACCGCTCCCACCGAGTGGTCGCCAAGCAGCGAGACGCTTTTGTCTACGAAACGTCGTTTGCGTCGCGGACCAGCACCAGCCGGGATTTTTCGGAGTTGTATGACCGCACCGGCCCGGCGGAGCTGGTCTGGCAATACAGCCGCGACGGTGACACGCTCGGGCCGTACAGCATCGAGTGCGGCCGCAGTTGGCAGGCTGTGACGGAGACCGGCGGATCGTTGACGCAGGTCGGTTCGTACTGGCCTGACGACGGGGCGGCCAAGGGCGGCGAATCGACGCTGGTGGGCGTTTACGGCAGCGAGTTCAAGGTTTTGGCCACGTTCGCCTCGCGCGTCCATGGAACGGGGGCGGCCGAGTTGTCTTTGCAGGCTGCTGGTTTCACCGTCAGCCTGGCCCGCGAGTTTTATGACATCCTGCCCGGCGCTGCATCGACCTACAAGTTTCCCCTTTGGCCGACGTTCCCAGAACTGGGCGTGGTCAACGAAACGGGATCGTTCACGGGCTTGGTGGGTCGCCAGTCAGAACGCGCCGCGCTGACGTTTGGCGA